GCAAAGAAAGATGACTTGGCTGCTAGACCTGATAATCCAGATGAGATGTATAACTGGATAATGCAACACAAGAATACATTTGATAAATTTAAAGACGTACAATTCTATAAGGTAAATAAAGAAGAGGAAGCAAAAACCGCTTCCACAATAAACGAATGGCAGGGATGTGATAACCTAACCTACATAACTCAAAAAGAAATGGAACAACGGCTTTACAATTAATAAAAAATATGATATAATATTGTTATGACATTAGAAGAATTACAAGAGTCCGTTAATAAAGACTTTAAACTAGATGATACTGAATTAGATAGAGAGTCGGTAAATATACCACTACTACATAATAAGTATCTAATACATTTTAATAAATTTAATCTATTAAGAAAAAAGGCAGATCAAGATCATAAGACTTTGATTAGAGAAAAATGGGAATACTACACAGGTAAAGCAGACCCTAGTGTGTATCAAGCAAAACCTTTTGATATAAAAGTTTTAAAAGCAGATGTACATATCTATATGGACTCTGATCCTGAATTACAAAAGGCAGATCAAAAGGTTGCATATCTAGATCAAATAATAAAATACTTAGAACAAGTTTTAAGAGGCGTGAACAATAGGACTTTTTTAATTAAGAATGCTATCGAATGGAAAAAGTTTACTAGTGGCGCAATATAATGGATCATCAAAAGGTTTTCTCAACACATATATTTGTAAAAGATAATTATCTGGCACCTCAGAGATTACCTGCTATGTGGGATCAAATAAATGAATTATATGCACATGGAAAACGTAATAATAATTGGCAGACAGGACCTGATTTACATAAGACAGAACCATTTAAATGGTTTGCAAATGATATAGGTAAAACTGCTTTTGATATAATTGATAAACTAAATTATAATGTAGAACAAATAGAAATAACTGGTATGTGGGGTAATATATTACAACCTGGTGAGACACACCCACCACATACACACTCTAATAACTTTTTAAGTGGAGTATTTTATTTAGAGTCAGACGCTGAGACTGGTATTATTTTTTCAGACCCAAGGCCAGCAGCAGATGTACTAGTACCAAGAAAGAAAACAAAGACTAACGAAAATTCAAACTTACTATCCTATATTTCAAAACAAAACAGACTAATAATATTTCCTTCGTGGTTAGTTCATTGGGTCCCCATAAACAAGTCTAAAAGAGATCGTATAAGTATTTCTTTTAATGTACAAATAAAAGGACAAGTAGGTGAACATCACGAATTCCAATCGGCAGAATACTAATCTTCTAATCATAGAAAAGAAAAACGAGGTTTACATAACAATAGAATGTGAACCAGATGTACAAAGAGAGATATCTGAGTTTTTTACTTTCTATGTACCAGGCTATAAATTTATGCCTGCATTTAGAAATAGAATGTGGGATGGTAAGATTAGATTATTCTCACAAAAAACAAAAGAAATTTATTTCGGATTATATCCATACATAAAAGCATTTGCCGAAGAAAGAGGGTATGTAATAGTATGTGGAAAAGATGTAGAGATAGATAATAAAGTAAATAAAGATACCGTAAAACATTTCTGTAATAGTCTAGGTCAAAAATTTGAGGCAAGAGATTATCAAATAGACGCTGTATATAGTAATCTAAGACATAATAGAACGCTATTATTAAGTCCTACTGCGTCTGGTAAATCATTTATAATATATGCACTAATCAGATATTACACACATTTACTAAAAGATAAGAAGTGTTTACTAATAGTGCCAACCACATCATTAGTAGAACAAATGTATTCTGATTTTGAATCATATGGTTGGAATGTAAAGAAAAATTGTCATAGATTATATAGCGGATATTCAAATCAAACAGATAAGAGAGTCTTGATATCCACGTGGCAGTCATTATATAAACTACCAAAGAAATACTTTGAGCAGTTTGGTGCTGTGTTTGGTGACGAGGCACATCTATTTAAATCAAAATCATTGACAGAGATCATGACCAAACTGATTGATTGTAAATATCGTATAGGTCTTACTGGTACTTTAGATGGTGCTCACACACACAAACTTGTATTAGAGGGATTGTTTGGTGCTGTAAACAAGGTCACATCTACAAAAAAACTTATGGATAAAAAACAATTAAGTAATCTTGTTGTTAGATGTTTGATACTAAAACATGCCGAAGAAAATTGTAAGATGGTTGCAAGCGGTAAGTATCAAGACGAGATAGATTATCTGGTGTCTAGTAAATCAAGAAACAATTTTATTAAAAATTTATCACTTAAAATAAAAGGCAACACCTTAATATTATTTCAACTGGTAGAAAAACATGGAAAGGGATTGTATGAACTTATACGAAACAAAGCCGAAAACAGAGATGTCTTCTTCGTCTATGGAGGAGTTGACGCTGAACAGAGAGAAAAGGTTAGAGAGATCACAGAAAAAAGCAACAACGCTATTATCGTTGCTTCCTATGGGACTTTCTCCACAGGCATTAATATACGGAACTTGCATAACATTATTTTTGCTAGTCCTTCTAAATCTAGGATAAGAAACTTACAAAGTATTGGTCGTGGTTTAAGATTGGGTGACAATAAAGTTAATGCGACACTATACGATATAGCAGACGATATGCAATATAAATCAAAAGAAAACTTTACACTAAAACATTTTCAAGAGAGAATAAACATTTATACCGAAGAAGAATTTGATTACGAAATTCATAATATAGAGTTAAAGGATAGATAAATAGTTATATGGATAATAATACCGATTATCGAATGGTTAGACTTATAGATGGCAGCACCATCATGGGTTCTATAACTGTTGACAAAGATTTCTTGCGAATAACAAACGCACTAGAATTACACACCGTACAAAGACATACAGAGTTTGGTGTAAAAGACGATTCTAGTTTAGCACCTTGGTTACATTTTACAGATGATAAAACATTTGTAATACCAAGAGATAAGATAATGGTAATCACCCAAGCGGACAAACACATTTCAAACTACTACGAAGTTATTTTAAATAAGTTAGAGAAACAAAAAGAAAAAGCCAAACCAGCACTCTCTGCTAGTGAAATGGAAAATATATATAAGATAGCAGAGCAGATGGACAGAATGGATAAACAAGTACAAGATGAAAAATTACAGTGGTCCGAACAAGACTTAATAGACCTATTTCAGAAAAAAACTATTCATTAAAGATATCTGCTAGCTAGGTGGTTTCTCAAGCGACTACATAGTCAGTATAACATGACATCCAGTAGCCGTCAAGCACTTAACTAAAATAATTTTGAATCGCTTTACAATTAATTGAAAAAATGTTATAATAAGTTATGTCAGAAAAACAAAAAGCAAAACAAAAAGAACACTATGTAGATAACAAAAAGTTTCTACAAGCGATGACTGATTGGCGTTTAAAATACGACAAAGCAAAAGACAACAATAGAAAACCGCCTAAAGTAACCAATTATATAGGTGAATGTTTTTTAAAGATTGCTAATCACTTATCGTATAGACCGAATTTTATAAACTACACTTATCGAGATGATATGATCTCAGATGGGATTGAAAACTGTTTACAATACATGAACAACTTTAATCCTAAAAAATCGAATAATCCATTTGCATATTTCACACAAATAATTTACTATGCTTTTATTAGAAGAATACAGAAAGAGAAAAAACAACAAGATGTAAAAGCAAAAGTAATCGCTAACTCTGGTGTAGAGATGATGATGGATTCTCTAGAAGGTGATGACGCTGTATATAAAAGTCAGATGTTAGACTTTCTACAAAAGAATATTAAAGAGAGCGAAAAAAAGAAGTAGTTATATAATTAGGTAGGTATGAAAATAGCGTTATTAAACGACACACACTTTGGTGTCCGTAATGATAGTATGATCTTTGATGATTATCTTCATAAGTTTTATGAGGAGATATTCTTTCCGTATTTAGAAAAACATAATATCAAAACACTCATACACTTAGGTGATGTTGTCGATAGAAGAAAATATATAAATTTTAGAGTTGCAGATAACTTTAGAAAGAAGTTTTTAAATAAACTATGGGAAATGAAGATAGATACCCATATGTTAATAGGTAATCACGATATCTATTTTAAAAATACAAACAAAGTAAACTCCTTACAACAATTGTGTACAGCACCTGACGGTATCAACGAGCCTTGGATATATGAAGATCCTAAGGTAGTTGACTTTGATGGTCTAAAGATATTAATGTTACCATGGATAAATCCTGAAAATCATGAAGAATCTTTTAATATGTTGAACACAGCACAAGCAGATATCTGTATGGCACACTTAGATTTAAATGGTTTCTATATGCACGAGAACATAACACAAACACACGGTTATGATAAGTCAATAGTTTCAAGATTTGAAAAAACAATCACAGGTCATTTTCATACAAAGAATGATGACGGTCAGATATTCTATCTAGGCAGCCAGTATGAGATGACATGGTCAGATTATGGTGTTAAAAAATACTTTCATGTATTTGATACA